GATGGGTTGTTCAGTGTGAAACACCAGTAACGGGCTTTGGGCCGGTATGTGGAGGGCATTCGTGTGCTCGAGGTAATGTGCTCGAAGTGCCGGGAAATTCTGTAGCCGGCACCTTCTAAAAATAGCTTTTTCTCTACCCGAGGAAATCTGCTGAGACGCGTTTTTCTATATCGGGTCTAGCTTGGGAGCGACCGCGTCCTGGGTTATCGCTCCAATCGCTCACGCCGGGGCCCCTGCCCCGGACTCCGCTCGGGCCCCGCGCCTCGAGGCGCGGGTTCGCAGCAGCGCGGACTAGCTTTCCTCTCTATGTTTTAATGATCGGGGGTGTATATTTACAATTTATGCATAGGCAGGGTTGGTGGGGGAGAAGTACGTGATGTCCCAGGTATAGGTGGCACGATACTCGAATGCGCATTTGACAGCAGGGTCGATGTTGAAGGGAATGGTGGACCATTGGCAAACTCCGAACCGGAGATTGGGGCCAAGTTGAGGACCATCGGAGGCTGAGAAGCCAGTTGTTACTCCCGGGTCGGTATGTCCGATGTAATCGCGAGATCCTCTTTGATACATATTGTTGCCGATAATTTTTCTGACATTGATGTAAAGGGTGTGAATTTTGGGTTGAACTTCTGTGTTATCTACGAGTGAATTCTTATCCCAACGGGTTTCTCCCATGTAATAGGGATTGAGACCAAGAGAGCCAGTTGCCGTTTCGTCTGGACCTCCTACACGATGCTGACAGATCCACTGACGTTGCTTGATGATGGAGATTTCCTCTGGTTGGAGTAGAGGTACGCTTGACACTCCACTGAGACCTACAAACCTGCATGAATATCTAATTTTTAGTCCGTTTACACGATAGCGAGTATAGAGTTGGGCAAGTATGCCAGAGTTAGATCCACGAGGGTGACCATCCCAAGTGTAAGTACCACCTGCAGTAAAGGCCATGAACTCAGAGGGATCGTTCACAAGGAAGGGGGAGAGACCGGTGTTGGGGAATTCCGCACGAGGAGTACCAGAGGCTTGACCACTGACAGTAAAGTTAACAGAAGTATTCCAAGCAACCTTCGCGCGAGCTTGAGGAGCCCAACCAATACGCGCAGGCCAGTTATTCGGGATCCTCGATTTGTACGTTTTTCTCTTGAAGCTCTTCTTGTTCCACCTGGGCTTCCAGGTCTTCCCAGATGATTTCCTCTTGGAGTATCCCCGCTTCCCCTTCCTGTACTTCCTTGGCATGGATCCGTGATGGATTGTCGTAGCGTATCGCAAAGTCGCGGTACGAGTCAAATGATTCGCAAATGTCTTTTTCGGGGAAGTATTTTACATGAGTGATTCTGCGATAAATCGCGGAAAGCTCAGGACCAGTTACTTCTTCTTTCCACCATGCGTCCGGGAGGAGGTTGCTCGTGATGATGAAGTGGGTGGCTGCCACGTGACATGAAGACCCCTTGACTGCCATTTGAAAGGGGTAGCGGTCGAGGAGGCGCTTAAATGTTGTGAAAGTGCAGCTAGATCCTCGAAAATCGTCGAGTACGATGACTCTCTCTCCTCGGTATCCATCGAACCACTTGACGAGGTCGAAGTTATAGAATCCTCGCTGTCCTCCATGAATACGTCCTTGTTCAATTCCCCAGAGTCGTGCTGTAAGGAATGCAAGACGTGACTTGCCTCCTCCTGGGACTCCATAATAAAAGTGGACAGTGATTTCTTCTTTGCCGGTGCGAGGCCTAACTTTGGCCGCTGAGTACGTTTCAACAAGTTTGGGGTACCGAACGAAGGTGGGGAAGAACTCGGTTGCATATTCTGCTTGACTAAGACCACGGTCGAGGCGAGACTGAACTTCCGCTAAATCCGAGCGATTTCCTTGGGCGACTTCTTGGAATTCTCCCAGTTCGACGACTTCTCCAAATCGGGTCTCCTCCTTCATGCAGTAGTTACGGGCTTGTACGGGCGTTCCTTTAGAAATAACCCAGTGTGCTCTGGGAACCAGTTTCTTGAGGGTTGACAACAGCAGTTGCGCTGTAAGCTGGATATAGCCTTGGAAGTGTACGGTTCCGGTTTCCTCACCTTTTTCTCTTTGGTAGACCATGTAGGCTAGATGTACGCTGTCAGATAGCTTATCTAGTTCGCCTGGCGATGGGTTGTTCAGTGTGAAACACCAGTAACGGGCTTTGGGCCGGTATGTGGAGGGCATTCGTGTGCTCGAGGTAATGTGCTCGAAGTGCCGGGAAATTCTGTAGCCGGCACCTTCTAAAA